TATTTAGTTTTTTTACATAATTAAAAAAAACAACAATTTATTGCATTATTATTATTCAGTTTTTTTTTATATAATTAAAAAATTGAATTTTTATTGCATTATAAATTATCTATCAATTTACAATGTGTCTTACCGTTCCCCATAAAGAAGATCAGTATTACGATTCGGATACTGATTCGGATACTGATTCGGATACAGATTCGGATACAGATTCGGATACTGATTCGGATACAGATTCGGATACTGATTCGGATACGGATACAGATACAGATACAGATTTTGATGTGTTTATGTCTTTATTGAGAGAAGATGATGAATACTTACTCTGATAGGTATTTTAACCTTTTTTTTACTTATGAATAATTTTACATCTTGTTATATCCTTGACTTTCTACGTCAATCCTAGCGAGATCTTCATTACCGTAATTGTAATTACTACTTACGAATGGTGATGCAGAAGATGCTGGCGATGCTGGCGATGCTGGCGATGCTGCTAATTGTTGATTCGATTCAAAAGTGGCCGCTGATGATCTCAATACCGTTTCACTATTAGATTTCCACCACTTTGTCTGTAGACCAAAATACGAACCACAGGACATTACCAACATAATGATAATAATAACTAGTACAACTACAATTGCGAGCATAGTTTAAATAAATTTGCTATTAGTGATTGCTTATATCACACACAATAGAAAAAAATTAAACTAAAATATATGATTTATTCGAATATATCATACTTCCATTCCAAGTTTTTTTTCTATATTTTCAATACGTTTCCATATATTTCCACGCGCAACTAGTAAAACAATTAACCCAATAATAATAAAAAGTGTAAATCCTATAGATAGTATACTGAATACCGCACCAATTGCTAGAGCACTAGAGACATCTCCTGCGGCATCATTACCAATAATATTTGGTAAATCGTTACTTCCATTAACATTTGTAGAGCTACTCTGTATCATATTACTTATTAAATAACATTATACTATACTTATATATTATACAATTAACAATATATAAAATAAGTATATTACCAAAATGGCTACCAGTACCATACCTACTAAAACATCTTATGATTTGTTAGAATTAGATTTTAGAGAATCTCTAGATGAAGTATTAAAGGATGGCTATATGACTATTGAACAAGTAAGAAATTTATTCGCAACAAATACACCTAAGAGATCATTTTCGTCTTATGGTGAATTGATATGTCCGGATGCTGATCTGTTGGCACATATCGACTCCGGAATAAACTATCCAATATTCATAACTGAGGATTACATCTTTACGCGTTCTGAGTTGATGGATAGGTTTCCATTTGAAATAATTGGCAAGTTTCCGGAAGATGTATTCAGTCGTCAAGAACTTGGTAAATTTGAGTATTGCAACGGCAACGAGGAACCAATTTATGAAATTGTTTCTAGGGATATGAATTGTTCTAGCGGATTTATGTTCAACAATGACACTTCTACACCCAGAGAAATATTGGTAGTTAAAACAAATATATACATAGGAAGGGAATCTTGGAAAGATTTTCAATTCTTAAATCGTTTTGTTAGAATGTCAAAAAATTTACTTATTTCCGATGAAAATAGTTCATTCTCTTCGGCCTTTAATAAATTATTATTAGATGATTCGACAATACGAAAATAATCCATTAATATTTTTCAATAAGCTTTTTCAATATATTATATATTATCTTAAACAGAGAGTAAATATAAAAATATGCTCCCAATTAATGAAATACTTATAGCTTTCTTTGTCTTTGTAGTGGTGTTTATATCTGCTATGCTAATTAACTATCATTTTATGAACTGGACTTCATTTTCGGTAAGTAATAATGGTACAGAACCAAAGGAATGGAAAGTACCTAATGGGTATCTTACGGATAGTGCTTTATTCAAAGATGCAATATTTACTATTACCGATGGTAACGGAAAAGTATACACCCAAGACGTATCTAAGAATTTGGAAAATATGGCATTAGCCGCTGGTTCGTTCAAAGGTTCTCCTAATCCTATAAAGTTAGATTTTCCTCTAAATCCATTTAGTTTTGTAATTACCGGTGTTAACGATATAAATGCCATACCCGATCTAGCTACTAAAATGCAACCTAAATGGGTAAATGCAACTGCGACACTCACAGGAAAAATCAAATTTGTGTAAACTATTTATTAATTAGAATATTATGAAATTATATTTTTTTCTTTACGTTTCAATATATTCTTATTCTTATAAACACCATTCTGAAGTTTTACTTTAACTAAATATGGCCGATCTATTTGACGACAATATACTGGATCATATCACACAAACAGTGAATACTGATTCTAAATACTCAAAAATCCATCCAGCTTCGGATAGTATTAGTTCTTATACTGGTACATATGCTATGTTACTAGTGGTGGTTCTATTACTTATAGCTTATATCGTATATCAAGCGAATTGGGGTAGTGGTACGATATCGGAAGTACTAAAAAAAGAAGGCTGGACATTATATCTTCTTAGGGGGTGTTCCGCTTGTGATGCCCAAATGAAAATTCTTGGTAATTACAGTGATATTGTGGTATGTCCCGGTTCAGATGCATGCTTAGGTATTTCAGCATTCCCACATTGGTCAAATTCGAAGACCGGGGCTGTTAGGGTTGGCGTACAATCGCCCGAAGAACTTGAAGCTATGTTGCAGAAAAATCAATAAGTTTTACTTAATGCGAAAATAATGCAAAATACTTTTTAAATTTAATATTCGTGATTGCCATGCCATATAGAATTCTCTTCTTCGTCTAACTCTTCTCGAGTAAACCTATCTACGAATTCTTTACGACGCATAGTACCGGCAATAACACGCGATTCGTCATTACGTGCGCGGGAATGATAAACATTAAGTTCATCACCATCTAATGCAGCTATAGCATCATTATCTATACACACTCCTTCTTCTTGGGATTGTGGAGATTCATAACTATTTAACAAATAAGGGTTACCATTGGGATGGTATTCTGTTATTTTTTTATCTTGGTGACCAAGTTTACCTAATGAATCAAAATCACTTATATCAATAGAACCTAAATATCCATTCTCATCATTCAATCCCCGAGTAAATGCCTCTTTTTTCTGATCATTTTTTAATTCTATACCAGAAAGGAGTTCTTCATCTATATTAGTTTCCATTAATCTTGCGGCATTTATATCCGTGGTATTTATATCCGTAGCATTTATATTTGTAGCATTTTCCAACGATTTAAATCTCAATCTATCCGACTCCGTTTTATGTAGAAATATGATAACAGCTCCAATAATAGCAGTAATTGATGCCATAGTATAATCCTCTGTTATAACGAACATAAGTATAGCAATTATAATGATAATAAATAACACTCCTCGGTTTGACAATTCCGGTATTTTAATCATATTAGCTAGTAAATCTATAGATTTATTTAACCTTAAGTTATATATAAAGAAAAGAAATTAGATTGTGGTTTCGAAAAAAAAAGAATATTTTTTATAAATATTTCATATTTAATTCTGACTACTTTGTGGATCCGGAGCGGGTAATTTACTGTCCGCAACTGTAGACATATTACCGTTTATCGGTGCGATCAATTCACCCGAGTCGGTAATTGCTTCGTTCAAGTACTTTCGAATTTCTCTATGCTTACGAGAGCGCCTTTTCTTTTGTGATTTTGTCATCGGTTCTACGCATTCATTATGTACGTTGGATTCTACGCATTCATTATGTACGTTGGATTCTACTAATACACTTCCTTCTTTTTCTGCCGAACTTTGCTCATTACCATTCTCATTCTCATCCCCATTCTCATTCTCATCATCCGGAAGTGTAGCATTTTTTGTTCTCCTATCCAATTCGATAAAGCTCTTATCAACATGACTAAAAATCGCTTTAAGTTGGGGATTATCATTTCCGTGTTGCTGCTGAGCTATTTGCCTATAATGTCGTATAATTTTTCTGAATTGGCTAGTAATTTTAGTAGATGCTTTTGTCTTATTACTGACATCCAAAATAAAATTTTCCATAATTACTACTGGATTACTAGACGCAACAAAGTCTTTATAGTACGAATCAAAGTTATTTTCTAGTAAATTAACCGAGTTTGCAATCGCATTAAATGCTTCATCACATCTAGGAATATGCTTTTTAACCTCACTGAGATTTGCAACAACTACCTGTACAAACTTACTAACATCAACATCTGGGGATGAGTTTAGATTATATATTGCGTATGATATTTCGAAAGATTTATGTAAAATTAACATAAGAAAGTACCTATCTGAGCTCGACAATTTACGATCAATATATAGAGCCTTAAAGTTCAGATCAGATCCAATAAATGGTTTAAACATAGTTCCGGCGGTTTTTATGAGAAAACGATCTTTAAGTGTATCCATATTTTCAATATATGCCCGATGTACGATTAAATTTTTACAAGTCATAATAATAATATTCATCAAATTGCATTTCTTGAGCGCAATATACTTTGAGTTGAATTCCATACGTTCCTCTTCTGGAATTTCATCAATTTTTAAAGTATTATCGAGTTGGATATACGAATCGAAATTTGGTAAATCGAAGATTTCAAAATAATCAGTAGTTAGTCGATCAGCATATGCATTTACCATAGAGAGCGAGCTATTTTCATCATTATCCCTTTCCAACTTTATGAGACATTGCGAACCGGCCATTGATGCAAATATTCTTACATACATTCTAACTAGTTTCCTTAATTCCTTATACTTTGGATAAACAACTTGGATATTGACGCTACCTTCAGAAGCCCCCAGTAGGTCATTAAACATACCTACTACATCTTTATCACCCAGAGTTGATTTTACAAGTTTGCATTTGATTCGGCTTTTACCCATTTTCAATATTATTCGGATTATATATTTCTATTTTTTACTTATTGGAATTGCAATATTTCTTTATATAGTATTGAAAGGTTATTCTCTTATTGCAGTTTCGTTATGCTAAAAATATAATTATGCCATAATTGTGGTATAATATTATAACCTATAAGATTTATTTATTTAGAAATTACAATGTATAGTACTAGTTTGTTATAATCCCATTTTGTAATATTTTATTTTATAGATACGAAAAAAAACATTTTGTAATTTTACTTTCTCGCAAAATCAGGAATGCCTTCAATTGCAGGACGAGGATCATCAATTGTTAAAGCTAGATAATCTAAATAAATATCCAACATTCGAATAGTCAATTTTAAATACTGGTCCTTTTCTTTTCTAGAAAATTTTTCCCATTCGGATTTCATCTTGGGTAGAATATATGCTGTATTATCAGCATTATCTTTTTTTGTACTAGATGCCAAATCTTTCATATAATCTTTTTTTAGAAAGAACTCTTCATCCCCACTATAAATAGCTTCTCGATATTCATATAGATAAGGACCGACAATCTCAATTGTTTTAGTAGGAATTAAATCTGAGGCGGTTAATACTCGTTTCTTAATTCTTTGAATTTTTGCATCAGTCGGTGCGTGCTTACTTAAACTAACGGTCATAACGCGAACACATTGGTTAAATGCATTCACTATATCAACTATATCATTATTCTTCGATCGTGATAAAGATGCCATATTTGGAAAGTTTTTTATTATATTATTATATTATATAAATAACAATTATCTAATTTATACTTTCCGTAGAGTCTAAGGAAAACAAAAAAAAAGTTTAACTAATGATGTAATAATAATTTTTAGTTACTTCATTATTTTAATCCCAACCGTAAAGTGTAAGAAATAATTATAAAAATTAAGTTCGAAATAAATATCATACTGAAGACTCCTGATTCTCCCAATATGCCTGAGCCATCAGGTCGTCATTATTTCCACTACCCCCGGAAGCCTCAACTTGCCCATCGTAATCCGAAGTCGGAAATCCGTCATCTTCCAATTCCACATTATCATCACGATATGTTTCACCCTTTGATGATTTATCATAAGGATCGGATTTAGGGCGCGTCTTATCTCTAGTAGTCATCATCTTCCGATACTGAGATAGCATATTTCCTGACCCATTAATCTCTTCATTTTCATCATCGTTTCCATCACCACCATCTTCCATAACCATTTCATTTTCGTAATATTCTTTTAACATATTCTCATCATCAGCAGCCTGTGCGTCTGATGGACTTTCGTCAATACTTACAGGAGGACGATCTGGAGTATCTAAAGCGATTTCTGCTTGTCTTTTATAATTTATCCAGTTATTTACATTATGTTGATACATTTTTTTTATGTCTTCGCATCCAATATACGTACTAGATGACGTAACTAAAGCCGGTAATCGAGTTACTTTCTTCTTTTCAAGAAGTTTTCTAATCTTTGTATTTTTTGAAGCTGTATCGGATAGTTTAATAATCTTTATCTTCACACCCATCCCCCTAAAATAACTTATATTAGATGAAATGAATTTTAGTAAGTTTAAAGTAAGAATTCTATGCCTTCTAGAATATGATGAAGATTTACTAGTTCGTATATAAAGATTATGTTGGTCGATCATTTGCAATCCTTGTTTATATTTCACAAAAGTTAAATTGAATTTCTGATTATTATATAAGTATAAGCCGGTATACTTTAATTATCTACTCGGTCGTGAATTAAAATCGGACATTTTTCAAAATTAAAAATATGTCTCAGAATTTAAGTGGAAATAAACCGAATGTAGTTAGTATAGTAAGTAGGCACGTATTACCGGACACTGCAGGTGTCTTGAGTCAAATAATGCCCGGATTAAAGCAATTACCACTTGGAATTGATTACGTTGAGATGATTATTGAAAATGTTTCAACTTCAATTGTTAATGCACTGAGGCGAACTATTCTTGATGAAATTCCCGGATCACGCCTTTCAATTGGTGACGGCGGTTTTCAAATTGAAAGTAATGATCCATTTATGGTTAGAGAGTTTGTCGAACCTAATATTCAGGGGATACGACTACGCCCAGATATATCGGATAATGATAAAAAAAATATCAGATTGTCATTAAGGGTAGTTAATGATACCACTACTGTCATGAGTGTTTTTAGTGGTGATATGGTTGTGACTGCGGGAAATATTACAGTACCAATATTCAATCCGACTTTCGGTATTGCAGATATTCAACCTGGGAAAATGCTAATTATTGATAATATACGAATCGAAGAGGGGTATGGATATCAAAATGCTTTATTCTCAAAGGTATGCTGTGGAGGTATATTTCCTCTAGACGTCGAAATGTTTTCGGATAATCAAATACGATTTCAAAATATAAATAATGAAGCTAATGATTCGGAAACTGAAAGTAAGGCTGAAGTTAATGAAGATAGTGGAATGCCAAAAAATATAAATCTACCCGATTTCAGTGGATTCAAAATAAGCTCCCTAATTGCGAATCCTCAGAAATTCAGACTCACATATAAAGTACCCGCAGTACTATCTGATTCTACAGCGAGTATTGATATTCTTATTGAAGCATGCATTAATATCAAAGATAGACTAAGACATATACAGGGGCTGCTTGATAACGATTCAGATTTCGTGAATCCTCATTTCATAATATCAGAAACTTCTAAGGGTTCGGTGGGAATATTAAGGGTGCATGGAGAGACGCATACAATAGGTAAGATGCTTACAAGATCGATATATGATCTATATCCTGATATCGATTACGTCGGATATGTAATTCAGGACCACAAGAACGTGATGGAAGTTACTATTAATCATACAAGTTCTGAAGACATATTTGCAACTCTCTCTAAAGCATTGAGAAATTGCATCAGTATATTTGATCGCATACAATTGGGAATCAAAAATAAAATGTAATCCATTCTAATATTACCGATGATGTAATTTTTTTATTGCTAATTTTTTTTATTGCTAAATTTTATTCAGTAAAAAAATATTATAAATAATAGAAATTTAGAATTTCCAATTAGTTGCTATACCTCGATCAATCGCAGCGCATACTTGTTCAATCTCAAGTAGCCATACACTAGCTGCCGGAAATGGCTGTTCATTAAGATATCCATTAACCTCCTCAAGCTGCATTTCCAATTTAATGACATTTTCTCTACGGCGGGAAACCGAATTATGTACAAGGTCTCTCGCCCGAAGATCAAGTATGTAATCATACATCATATCTCCTTGCATTATAGATTGTTCTAAATCATCAATAGGTGTATATTTTGGAGACTTCAACATACTAACATTAATACTGGGATAATCTTTAGATTTTAATATTTGCTTTGCTTCATCCTCATCTTGAATATTTGATAAATTTAATTCATCAACCTCACTAATATAACGAATTATATTAGATTCTAATATGAGCTTACACCTCAGCAAAATTTCTTCACGTTGGTAACGCGCGTGATACATCCTCATACGATGAGGAAACCATTTAATTATTGGTATAATATAATCATTGTTGCATTCTAATACTGTCCCATCACAATTCATATAATTTAAATTACTACGCATAGGAGAACGTAACCCCAAGAACATAACCATTCCATCTTCTGATGATATCCTGTATTTTTCAATCACATTCTGATATACGTTTTTCTTGAGCTTTATAATTATATTAATACTCACATCACTACTATGATTATTCACCTGTTCTATAAATTCATTCCGAGTTTTAGCTGATGCTTTCTTACAGTCGGTTAATGATTTTATGAATGACTCAGTCACTACACCAATTGGCAACTCTGTAATTGTAATTTCATAAGATATTTCATTATAAGAATATACCCCATAAGAATATATAGTCCCTCCTACGGCTTTTATAGTTCCGGTAAAGTTTCTATATGATGGATTAAGTGGAAATTGTTCATTTTCTATTCTGTTCGCCAATTTGGAAATATCTTTTTCTTCCATAATCGATGTAAGATACTCTTCGCCTCTAATAAGTGCGCGAACTATATTTACAACACATCCTAAATCTCGAGATGTTGAATTGTGATTCCATCCCTCAGAAGGTATACTTACCGACTCTAATACTGCCATTGGTAATACCGGAAGGTAGTATTCAGGCTCGGCACGTTCCCCTTCGTCAAATGTATATGGTAATAGCCATTTATCTTCTTGTGGAAACATAGAATTTACAAATGGTGCAGCTAAACGCACGGCTATATATCTTGGACTTCCCGCATCATCAGACATATGTCTAGATCCGAACTGGCCAATTCCTGATAAATATGGGTATTGCCTAGCTCCTGGGAAGCATTGAGCCATATTAACTATTGTCCCGTTAAGTGATGCATCGCCATGGTGGTAAAACATTTTTTCAGCAATAAATCCCCCAAGCTGAAATACTTTTCTCTCTTTACTATTATTTGCATGTGCGAGAATCGCACCCGTTAATACTTTTCGTCTTGATCGATTCATACCATCTAACACATGAGGTATTTTGCGAGTTAAATCGTCCAATTTATAGGCCTTTGCATCAACCTGCAGTTGCGTAGAACACGGGATAACCTTACTCTTTCTAATTATTTTTGTATCTACAGTGGTCAAATATTGCACAGGTGTCGATAATTCGATTTTCCTCAGACTAGAATCCGCCCCATAATATGTGTAAAATAAATTATTTTCTGTAGTGATATCATCAAGAGATAATGTGTATATCGATTCTTGAAAGTTCTTGAACATTGAAATTACTTCATGACTATCATGAGTTGCTAAACCTTTGTAATATTTTACATTAACTTTCGATGGATTATTCTTTGCCCATTCTTCGTATTCATTTTCGTAATAAAATT